ATTTTAATTTCGGGGTCGTCTTCATCTGATTCGGAGGCGGCCTCTTCTCTTTCTTCGTTAAAAGTTCTATTTAATAAAGTGGGTCCAGTAACAGATAATGTAGCGGGTTCTTCAGAGTAGGCGGTATAACCTGCTAAGGGATGTTCTCTAACTCGTTTACCGCCATACATTCTTTCTCTTTGAAATGTACTTAAACTATCTGGTTGGGGCATATTTTCAATCATTTCAAAATCACTTTTCCTTATTCTTTTCGCAATATTTTTGTTGTAATCCTGCATCTTATATATATAATATGATATAATATATTTTATTTTATAATATATTGTATTAATTAAATTAGTTTTGTTTAATATAATTAATTATTTCTAACAAATCTTTCTTTCCCTTTGCTCCCCTAAATAAATATTTTTGCTCCGGTTGTAATTCTAAATATTGTTTTACTTTTTGTTTTAAATCTTTCAATAATATTTTTGGTCTTCCACGTCCTACCATTTGAGTTGGATCTAATCTATTTAATATATCGTAACTGTGTTCAGTTAAAGGGTTATAAGACTCTGCTTTTATTTTAATATCTTGTGAATGAATTGGTTTTAAAGCACTAACAACATCACGAGAGGATTTAATATTATATTCATTCTGATGTGGTTTTTCTTTTATATAAGCGGGGTTTACATTAATAATTTCTTTTGAATCTTTTCCAAGTTCTCTAGCTAAAACGGCCCCTTGACTGTGCCCAAGAGTTGATACGTTTTTAGCCCCATATTTCTCTTCAGTAGCTTTTTGTGATTTTTGTCCTTGCTTGTACCTATTTGTATATTTATATAATCCAGTTGCGTAGGCAGCATTATTTAACCAATCAGATGCTCCACTTGTACCGCGATGAGTTATAACCGCATGTCCCGTTTTAGGATCGTGATAAATCTTGGCCGTATCATTAGTTAAAGCTTCATCTAATTGATAACCATCTATATTTTGTTCCGGTTTTTTTGAGTAACTATTAGAAAAAAATTTATTCAAATTACCCATTGATATTTTCCCACCAGTTAATTTTGAATGATTTAAAACATTAATATAAAAATGTGCTCTTTTTTTTGTAGTTGTTGTAAAACCATCAGGATATTTAAGGATTAAAGCACTAAACTGTTCAAGATTGTAATTAACATTATTTTTTTTATTAAATTTTTTTAATTCATCTGTAAAAGCACCCCATTTAATATGTTTAAAATCAATTTGTTTCATTTTATATTATTATATTAGATAAAATTTAATATAAAATATCTAATAATATATATAATGAATATTAATAATACATTAGAATTATTTAATAAAATCTTACATCATTTAGAGAGTCATATTGAAGAAGGAAATGCGGATGAAGAAGATTATAAACAATCAAAATTAATAAGAAAAGAAATAAAAAAAATTGTAGGAACCAAAGTAAAAATAAAAGCAACTAAAATAGAAAAAACGGATAATTTATATAAAATTTCTAATCCTAAACAAGCACAAATAAATGCTTATAATTATTTAGGTCCGGCAGCTATCTTATACAAATCAAATAAACCAGGTAAAAAATATTCAATATTAAATCCATATACAAATAAATATATAGACTTTGGTTCAGATATGGAAGACTATTTATATCATCACGATGTAAAAAGACGAGATAACTACTTAAAACGTTCAGCCAATATAAAAGGTAACTGGAAAAATAACCCCTATTCTCCTAATAATCTATCTCGAAGAATTCTTTGGTCAGAGCCAAAGGCTCAACCTTGAATGGTAAAAATAAAATGACTAAATTTAAAAAATATATCTAAAACCAATATATATATAATGAGTGTAGCAAGTGTAGCACAATTATTACAAGAACAAGGGGGAAGTGGAAGCGGTAATATTATTTATACTAATTATATATTACCTACTAATACAACACCAGTAGCAGAAAATATTCAAACTGTTTTATTTTCGGGCGTAATAATCCCAGAAGCAGGGACATATTTAATTAATACTAATTTAAGATTTGGAGGATATCAAAATGATGGTAGTCCATCAAATATTTTATTAGCATCAATTAGTTTAGAATATTCAAGTGGACACGGTAATTATATTATAATAAATAATTCTACAATTCAAAATATAAGTGAATCAAATTTTTTTAATATACAATCTTGTAATATATTTCAATCTAATGGAACAGGTCAAATTGTTTTATCTTGTACAGTTGATTCATTACAAGAGGTAGATTCATCTTATAATGTTATTACTGGGAATACTTACCCACCACAAATACAATTAATTAAATTAATATAAAATAATAATATTAACTTTAAATTTTTAATATCTAAAACTAATATATATATATATAATGAGCGTAGCAAGTGTAGCACAATTATTACAAGAACAAGGGGGTGGAGGTGGCGGCAGCGTCAATGATGTAATTGGAGGTACCGGAATAACCGTAACATCTGATTCATTTGGTGATTATACAGTTGATAATGATGGAATTTTAGATTTAACAGCGGGTAGTGGTATAAGTATAACTGGAACAAAAAATAATTATACAATTACTAATACGGGAGGCGGTGGCGGTGGTGTTACTTCTATTATAGCAGGTTCGGGAATATCCGTAGATACAGATGTGGGTGATGTAACAATTACATCAGATGTAAACCCCACTGATTATTACACAGTTACTAGTGCAGATGCAACATTTCAAACTTTAACAGGAATGGGTGATTATTCAACAACAGCAGAAGCAGATGCACTATATCAAACTTTAACAGATATGGCTAATTATTATACAAGTACTGTATCAGATGGATTATTTCAAACTATAGCAAATATGGCTAGTTATTCTACAACAACACAAGCAAATGCATTATATCAAACTTTAACAGGAATGGGTAATTATTCAACAACATTGCAAGCAAATGCATTATATGCACCAATAACTACAACTACAATTGAAGTTGTGCCAACTACCGCACTTGTTGCTACAACTAGTAACACTAATTTATTTTTAAATCCAGCAATTTCTCCTGCAAGTGGAATATATGTTTATAATATTCATTGCTACGTTAATGGGTATGATGTTGATGGAACTTCAGGGGACTTTGTGGAAAGTGCTACCATTAATTTTTATATTAAAAATGCTCTAAATGAATCAACAACTGTGGGAAGTCAAATTTTTACATCTGGATCAACTCCTCAGAAACATTTACCTATAACATTATCTGGCATTTTTAATATTTCCAATGCAAATTCTATTTATTTTATTGTAAGTCCTGTAGTATTATCATCAGGTGGAACACAATATAATGTTCAAAATGGATATGCAAATTCATTATCACAATTTATATTTACTAGAATTGGATAAGGTAATTTTTAATAAAAATGGATAAGGTAATTTTTAATAAAATAAAAAAAATAATATAGAATCTTAATATATACAATGAGCGTTCCAACTTATCAAAGCAATCAAAATTTAGTTTTAAATAATGCGTTTGGATCTAATCTAAATAATTCAACAGTTTTATCATCATTCCCATCATCAACAACAACCGCACAGGGTCATTACCACTTCACTGACTCAGACACAAATAGTTTAAGATTATTAAATTGTTCTAATGATAAAACTGGTGGTCATCAATTTTGGAACTGCAATAGTTCTCAACAACCTCAATTATTATTTAATATTACTAGAGATGCTGTATTTCTTAATTCGTTATTAAAAAATTTAACAAATCAAGTAAATGTGGATATGGTTAATAATATTATAACTGTTCGTAATAGTTCACAAGCTTACGAGACTGTATTACAATCAAGTGGTACAACTATTAGAAATAATGCAACATCAGAGGGTGTATTATTAGCAACAAACCGCTTATTAGTTGGTAATGATATAACATCTGAAGCTAGTAGTGTTCAAACTACTTTTTTATCTGTTACTAATCCTACTAATAATTCCAGATTAACAGCTACAGATTTAGTTTTTAATAATACATATTCAGTATTAACAGAAATAGAAAAATTACAAATTAAACAGACTAATGTATTAAATGTTTACCCCTCACCCGCAATATACGCTGACGGACGCCTTCCTTTAGCAGTTCCAATAACTTCATCAAATACATACGCTCAGTTTGGTTGGTATTTTAAAAATACTGTTTTAGGATATAAAATTAATTGGTACTTTGCACCAGATACAAACCAAACCGTAGGGGATGTTATAGGGCTCTATTTACGTTTATTTAATTGTGGTACTACATCAAATGATAACGCCCCTTTCATCGTGATATATACTAAGCCTACAGGAGTCAATGATTTCGCCCCATGGTTTCACTCATCAATGGTATACGTTTTAGATCAATCTATACAACCTACCGCAAATACAAGTTATACATTTTTTGAAAATGTTAGTGGTTCTTGTCCAGACCCATCACATTACGCTTCATCATTAGTTGGAATGCAACCAAGTACCGTAAATAATCCAAGAGGAGAATATTTACCAACTGAACAAATATTAACAATTGCAATTGGAACCAATTCCGCATCGGCAATTAATTCAGTTGAATTTATTTCGCAGAAGCTGGGTGTGATAACATCGTCGGGAACCCAAGAGTTTCAGTTAGGGTTCCAACTATAAATTTATATTTAATATTTATTAATTATTTGTATAATTAATAAATATGATTAAACAAATAATAAAAAATAAAAATATATTTATCATATATATATATAAATAATGTCTGTAGCAAGTGTAGCACAATTATTACAAGAACAAGGAGGCGGGGGCGGTGGAATCGATACGGTTGTAGATGGTGATGGTATTACAGCATCAATATTAGGTAGTACTCTTAATATAGCTAATTCTGGCGTTATAAATTTAACAGAAGGTTCTAATATTACACTTACAGGAACAAACGATAATATTACTATTAATAGTACTTCTCCTTATAAGATAGGGTACATTTTAAGAACATTTGGACCCGCTACAATACAACCACAAATACCCTATATAAATTTATTTCAAATTCCTGGGTTTACACCTAATGCTAATACAATCATTACCGCAACTAATAATTCATCTAATACATTATTACCTATTTCTTTTACTGTACGATATAACACAGGCGTACCATTACCGCCCGCTGGTGGTTTTGAAATAGAAGTAAGTAATTTATCAGATGCTGATTTAGTAAATTTAACATTTCCTTTTTCCGTAATAGCAATAAACCCTTAATAGTTTTTTTTAGAAGAAATGGCAAATTAAAATATCAGGCGGCATATTATTGTGCTTCTTGCAATTTAATTTGATAAACTCCTTAAATTCTTTTAGATCATACCCAATGTGATGTAATAGCAAAAAACAAATACACCATCTGCCACACGTATTAATTCCGTCTCTTAACTTTTGATACTTAGTTTCATTATAAAATATCTGATTAGGTTGTCTTATAGTCTTCAATATTCTACCAAGATGTTTTTTGTCTTGTCCTAACATTTTATTCATTA